CATCAATGGAGCCGGAATCAAACTTTCTCGCAGATATGGCGCTGCCCGGAAAGCTTTCCCAAACGCACCCAGTAAAATGAATCTGGTTAGAGGACTCTCGCCCGTCAAAGCCAGAGCGCAAAGCTATACAAGCAGTGCCATCCGCTTTGCCCATTTCTGTAAACCGGCAGTTGGTGAATCTGCTGTCGAATAACTCCAAGGCGTCTATGCCGACACCATCCACTCCGATAAAGCCACAGTTGTCGACAACCAATTCAGTGCAAGAATGCGCCTCAATTAGAGGGGCCGTAAGCCCAGCCCCATCAAGCAACAAACCAGATAAATTTGGCCTGTGCGTCAGCGGGCCACCTGATAAGCTGCTAACGCCAGTCATGTCAAAAATTGCCACATCAGAGATGCGACGGAACCAAGTTCCGCCCCGTTTCTCAGATAGCGTCCCGATAATGGGCAGGAGTTTATACCCCATCCCGACAATGCGGACAGACGCCAATTGCGGCCATGCAATTGCTGTTCCGATACCATACCGCCCAGCGGGGGCTACAATTTCCATGATGCCGCGCGTTGCCGCAGCATTTAAGGCTTTTTGGACGGCAGCGGAAAAATCTGATGTCCCGTCGCCAGGGCTTCCGAATGCAAGCAATGGAAGCTGGCCCGCCACAGGTTGCACATATAGCTTGACGCCGCCTGCCGTTGTTATGTCGTGATCTGACGCCCCGGACGCCGCCACCTCATAGGCGAAACCCTCATCCGCCGTGCGCAGGATCTGCCCCGTCGTTACAGTGCTGTAGGAAAAGCCTGTATCGCTGATGACTTCCGCAACGTTGGCGAATGGCACTACGGCCTCGGCACGGGTCGCTGCGTCCTGCGCAAGTATGCGGTCGGCTCGGACAACGCCGATCACCGATTGCCGCACCTCGGGGATATAGATTTGCTCGATCAGCGACGACAGATTGACAGGCGAAAGCGCCGGAACACTGACAGATTGCGCCAAAACCACATCCACGATCCGCCGAAACTCAGTGGAATAATATTGCGCGATGATCTGGTAATAAACATCATTCTCGCCTTCGGCTGATGCCCACACTTCGACGGAGACATTGCCGCCTGTTATGGCCGCCTGCACCTTGTCGGGGATAACAACTGCGCTTCCCTCGCTATCCCAGCGCGCCAGTTTGAAGATTATTTTCCCGCTTGTGGGGGTTGAACCATCCGGCAAAGTCACTTGGCCCGATACCGTTACGAGCGTAAGCGTCACAGCGTCACCCCTGTTTTTCCGGCCATGTAGGCTTCAGCCTGCGCGATTTGCGCTGCGGACAGGTTAGGGCCAAAGCGCATGGTCATGCCGTAGACGTTGCCGTTGAATTGCAGGGCTGTGCCCCCACGGCGTCCGATATAGACCGGATAGGCAAGGTAGTTGCCTGTGCCTTGGTCTGTCGCTGTGGATGTGACAACGGAACCATTGCGGCGGAGTGAAGCCAAAGGCCCGGATATATCCCCAATCACCGTGACAACCGCTGTATCCGGTGCGGCGGCAAATACTCCGGTTCCTGCGTCCTTAGTGACGGTCCCCCTACTTAGAAAGCGGTATGAATTCGCGCCCGAGACTGAAGGGGCAAACAAGCCGAATGACCCGTTTTGAGCCGCTGAATCAGTGCCAAGTTCAACGGCAATTCCCGACGCCGCATCACTCGATTTTCGCACCCCCGCGAACACCTGCACCTTGTCCGTCCCCGGCGTGATCGTCGGCGTGACAAGGAAGTCGTCTACACCGTCGAACACCAGCCAATGCAGCCCGCCGCTGGTTTGATACGTTGGGCGCGAGGCCGCCGTGGTCTGCGTGGCATGGTTGGCCCGTCCTGACTTGTCCCGCATAAGCCCGACAGGTTGCCCCGCTGCGGTGACAGGTGTTGTCCCGGCGCTGTCCTGGAACAGCGTTGATAAGTCGCTCGGGTCATACCACGCGCCCTGTTCAGATGCTGCGAATAGCGAAAGCGGCGAATACCCGCCCTGCTGCCGTGTAACCCCAAGGCCCAATCCAAGCTGCATGTCAGGCCCCTATGCGGTGAACGCGCGGCGATACAGGTAGATGATACCTGCGTCGATGTTGTTGGAACTGAACCGCCAGCGGAATTTGCCGATCTTCTGCCGGGTGGTGTGCTGCACGGAATATGCCGTGATGGCCGCAAGCGTGGTGGCGTTGGTGCTGTCTGCCAGAAACTGCGACTGAACGGCGTGTTGCTTGGCCGTCACGCGCGGAGCCATGATGTAGGAAAATCCACTCGAACCCAACCCAACTGCGCCAAGCGGGATGTCGCCCGCATAGGCTGCGGACGTGTCACGATACAAGGCGATGTTGAAATCAATTGTCCCGGCGCTTACGCTGATCCCGTCATAGATGGCCAAGTATTCATAGCCATCATCCAGCGCGGCGCTTTCCACATCGGCCACGTTGCCCGTCACCGCATGGCTGTAAACAATGCCGTCCGTCCCGTTGAAGGGTTCCCATCCACCACCACCCACAGCAGCCACAGCCGCATCGACATAAGCCTTCGTTGATTGCTGCGATGGGGGCCGGGTGGCGCTGTTGGTGGCAAAGTTATCCTCGTCCAGCAATTCCGCCCGCACAAAGGCGGTTGTTGCCACCTGCGTGGTGTTAGTCCCTACCGCAGCCGTAGGGGCCGCAGGGGTGCCTGTGAACGTGGGGGATGCCAGCGCCGCCTTGGCGTTCAACTGCGTCTGGATGGCCGATGTCACGCCGTCCACATAGTTCAGTTCCGTGACCGTCAGCGTGGCACCGTCGAGGATGTTCAACTCGGCTGTGGTGACAGTCGCGCCGTCCAGGATGTTCAGTTCCGCCGCCGTCGCAGTCAGGCCCGACAAGCCCGCCGCCGCCGCGCTGATGTCCGCAGCCGTGGCGGTGAAGCCCAATGCCGTCACAGCCCCCGCCGCCGTGCTGGCACCCGTGCCGCCCGCAACGATGGGGCGCACTACGTTTAGATCAGCTTCGATGTCAGCCAGAGGGCCGTTAAGGTCCGTGGCATCGCTCAGGTCGCCATTGGCAATCGTTGACCCTGCCGGAAGCGTATACACGCCCGCCATATTTCGGCTCATGGTGGACTTCCTTTCAGATGTGGGGTATCATCCGCGCCTTGAAATGGAGGCGCGCTTGGATATTTGGGCAATTTTGCCGTTCGTTTCGGCAATCATCCTGGCGAACGCGCTTTGCTTCGCGTTCTTCATGGCCGCGATGAAATGCAGCAAATTGCAGAAGCAAGGCGTCAAGGACGACCAGCTTCCACTTTGGGTTTACCTTGGCTTGATCGCCGCGCCGGTCGTCATGTCGGGCGGGTTTGCCCTACTTAGTTGATGCAATCCCGGCTTCGCGCAGAGGCTGGCGCAGCAACGATTCCGCAACGCGCCGCTTTGCCGCCGATGCCAGTTCCTGCCGCAGAACGGGGGCAAGCGCCTTCGCCGGGTCGTCTGACATAAGGATTTTCGCAATCAGTTGCCGCGTCTCATCCGTCTGGCCACGCGCCATCGGGCCGAGCATTGCGCTGATCTTGGCAACCACATCGCCAAACTGAAAGTTGCCTGCCGAGCGAGCTACGTCCAGCGCCCCGCCTGCCAGCCCTTCGATAGCGTCAATGTCTTGCAGGTTGTCCGCAGTCTTGGACCCGCCTAGCGCGCGGTTCTGCGTCTCCCACATCGTATTTTCGCGGGCCAGACGGTCGCGGTAGATTGTCGGGCCAACGGCCATCGCGTCGGCTTCCGTCGTGCGCTTGGTGCTGAGAAGCGGCTTTGCGCGGTTGGCTGTGGGGGCTGTGACGGCTTCCAGCTTGTTCAGCAGGTTGTCGCCATAACCGATGCGGGCAGCGTCTTGCTGTGGCCCCGGCATGGCGTTGAAGGCTGGCACGTTGTCAGCAGCGCGGCCACGGGTTGCCATGGCTGCGCCTTCGTCAACAGCCCCGATCACGCGGGACGCCTCGCGGAACCCGTCATTCGCCGCCCGGTATCCATCACTTGATGCCTCTAGGGCGGCGTCAAGTTCGTTTGCCAGCTTGGTGAGTTCGCGCGCCTCGTTGTTCCGGCCCGCCCGAACCGCCGCGCCGATGTCGTCCTGGATGGATTGCTTGACGCCCAGCACCCGGTCAAAGTCGCTCAGTTCTGCGCCTGTGACGCCGTTACCAAGGCCCGCACCATCGCCAGCAAGGCGGCTGCGATAGCTGGACAGCTTGCCGTCGATGCTGTCGCCCGCAATGCCGCTGCCACTCATGCCGCCGATACGGGCGTCAATCACGCCCAAAGCGCCCTGCACGTCCACAGGGGCCGCATTGCCACGCGCAGCCGCATAGGCCGTATCAGCAGCCGCACCGCGCGCAGTCGTCAGCCCTTCGCGGGTTTGCGCCGCCGTGGTGCCTTTGGTCCCGAAAGCATCGTCAATGAACCCGCTCACGCGGTCGCCTTGGTCCAGTTGGCGGCTTTGCAGGAATTCCGTGATTTCCCGGCCAGCATCGCCACCCGCCCGCGCCACGCCGGACGCCTGCCGCTGGCCCGCAACGCCCAAGGCATCCATCAGGCGAAATTCCGGTTGCCCTTCACGCCCCGCCCGCGTCAATGCGTCAACGATTTCCTGCTCAGTCTTGCCGCTGCTGCTCAGTGCCTTAGAAACTGCGCGGTTGGCCTTGCTGTTGCTGGCGCGGCTCATCATGGAGTCAAAGACGCCGGTAACGGGGTCCATGACGCCATTCTTCAGGGCAGCGCCACCGGCCACTAGCGCAGGAGCCGCGATGCCAGCACCGGCACCGATAGCCGCGCCCTTGATGGTCTGGCCCAGCACGTCCTGCCCGTCAGCGTTGCCAGCGCCTTGCAGCCCGCCCTCTACAGCGCCGATAGCCCCGCCGCGCCCCATCGTGCCAAGCAAGCCTGCACCGCCCGCCAGCGGGGCAGAGGCTAAGGCTGGCAGGGTAGCGCCCGCAATGTTACCAACAGTCGTCAAGCCGGGTTCTGCGGCTGCGTCCCGCGCCATGCCTTCGCGCGCCGTGCCTAGGCCGTATTGATACCCGCGCCCAAAGTCGCGGCCTTGCAGCACTTCTTTTGAACCCTCGATCAGGCCCGCGATATTGTCACCGAAACCAAAGGACGCGCCATTGGCAACGCCGGTCGCCAATGCGCGGCCCTTGTTGCTCATCTCGTCCACCGCCTGCGGGTTGACGGATGAACCGCCCGCAGGGTCCGCAAGCGATTTGACGGCAGACGCGGCTTGCTCAATCGACGGGGCGTCAACCTCGTAGATTTTGCCGTCCGGGCCTTGGATTTCAAAGATTGCCATTACTGCTTGACCCTTACCTTGACGCCATTAATCGTCTGCCACCCGTCAGCGTCTGGGGTGTTTGCCCCGCCCCGCGTTTCGTTGAAAATGCGTTCGCCGACTTCTGGCCCGTGAATAACGTTCAGCAGCGAACGCTCGTAATCGTCTAGGTCGCGCAGGAAGTTGGGGCTTCTGGGGTCCAATGCGCCCGACTTGTCGGCCAACATTTTCAATTCTGGCGCTGTCACCGCGCCAAGCGCGCCGCCTGTGGGCGAAGCGTCCCGCATTGCCTGCAAGTTGCCGACAATGGCCTGCGACTTCAGCACTTCCACCTGCCGGTAGATTTCCGCGTTTGCGCCAGAGGGGTTCATGGCCGCAACACCGCTCAAGGGGCCAGAGAACACACGTTCCCCCGCCGCTTCCCGCGCGCGCTGTGCCGCCGTGGTGATGGTGGACGTCGCCACATCACGGTTCCCTGCCGCCGCTGCATCCGTCTGTGTGTTATCTTCAGGCCCACCGGGGATACGGCGCATTCTGCGCTGCCCGGTTTCATCTTGAAACACCTCGTAGCCCTGCGGGATGGTGCCAATGTCGCCCTGCCCGCCAACGGTGACGTTGGTTGACGACTTGCCCGCCGCTGCCATTTCGGTTTTGTATTCGGTGAACGTGCCGGGGTAGCCCTGCGCCTTGGCAAACTCGTATTCTTGGATTGTCGCAGTTGGCTTGTCCGGCTGCGGATTTTTCAGCGCGTCCAGTTCGAGCCGCGCGCGTTCCATTTCCATCTGCCGCATCGGGTCGGCGCTTTGCATCTGCTGCTGCATCAAGGCTTCCAGCACCGCCTTCTGCCCCGGTGTGGCGTAGGGGTTGCTGGCCAGATCCGCGATGGTGGCGATGTCCAGCCCGCCCGCCTGTGCCGTGCGCACTTCGCCCTGCGGGGGTTGTGCATCGCCGCCGAACTTGTTCAGCCACAGCCCCGCGAATTCGCCTGCCGTCATGTTTGCATCGCCGCCGTTCAGCCGAACAGCATCCGCGCCCACGATGTCCACAGCCCGCGCCTGCGGGTTGGCCAGCAGCTTGGAAGCCCCGCCGCCGCCCTGCTGGTGCGCAAGATACAATTCTCCCGCCGTGGGTTCCCGCCCAAGGACTTTCACCAACTGCGCCTTGTTGTCCGCTGCCAGCCGTGCCGCAGCAGCCGCCGATGCGCCCAAGTCGAACTTGTTTTCCAACCCGTATTGTTTCGCCGTGCTGTCGATGAATTGGAAGCCGCCGCCTGCGCTGGAATTGGGGTTCTGCGCGTTCGGGTTGCCGCCGCTTTCAATCTGATAGGTGCGCTCCAGATAGCCAGCCGGAAGCCCGTGCTGCTGCTCCAGTGAACCGAAGTTGCCCAGAACAGACATGGCGTCATTTGCCACGCCTGCGCCGCTGTTGGGGTCGGGTGAAGGTGCTGGGGAAGCGTAAGGCGTAGCACCGCCACCGCCGAACGCAGATGCACCGCCACCAAAGGCCGATGCGAACTGTTCCCCGAACTTGCTGCGGTTGTCCTCGTCGGCTTTCGCGGTGCGCTTTTCAATCGCCCGTCCAGCCAATGCGCGGCCAATGGCGTGAAGCCCTTCGCCTACGTTCTGCGGGGTTCTGGTGTTCGCGGCAATAAGCTGCTCGGCAATGGCGCGCTTGCGCTGCACGTCCTCGTAAGACATGCCTGTGTTGCCACCGAAGATGAATGACATGTCAGAACAGCCCCCCGGTGATGGCAGAAGCCCCAAGCCCGAACAGCCCGCCCATCAGCCCTTGGCGCTGCGCCATTTGCTGTTGGTAATTCTGCTGCCGCTGGTTGTAATTCTGGTTAATCAGCCCCGCCACATCCGTGGTTGCTGCCCCGCCAGGGTTCTGCATCTGCACATTTGGCTGTGACACCTGCGAACCGCTCAGAAGCGCGCTGATTTCGTTGATGGGCTGGTTGCGCTGCGCCTGCAATTCGCCAAACGCCTGCCCCCGGCCCGTCAGGAACAACTGGTTGTAAGCGTCGTTTTCCTGCTGTCCGGCCAAGCCCATTTCGCGGTTGTAGGCTTCCGAACCGGGCGTAATGCCCTGATTTGTCAGACGGGTCTGCAACTGATCCCGGCGCTGTGCTGCCAGCGGGTCAAGGCGCGCGCGGCCCAATTCCGACAGCCGATCCTCGATTGCCGCTGTATCCCCGCTGAACGGGGTGGACAGGTAATCCTTCAGGAATTGCGTTTGGTTGTTGCCGATTTCCGACAGGCCCAATTGCGTCTGATCGTTCTGCGTCTTGATGGCCTGTTGGGCTTCCGACAGCGACGTGGTGGCCGAATACTTGGGGATTTCGTATGTCTTGCCGGTGTAGGGGTCGGTATAGGACTGCATCCCCGTGGTCGCATAGGTCAGCGAACCGTCCGGGGTGTATTGGTCCACCATCCCCATGGTGTTGTTGGCAATGGCCGTGCCGATGTTGGTGCCGGTCTGTGCGGACGCGGTTTCCATCGGGCTAGGCGGCTTAGGGGCCTTCGGTTTTCCCACGGGCATGGTCCTTATGGAATCGTGACGCCCGCCAATCATCGTCGGTCAGGGTCAACAGCGCCTCGGCCTCATTGCGGCCACGCAAGCGGGGAATGAGGTATTCGCAGTAGCCATAGGCCAGTGCTATCCGTCTCATCACCGCGTTATGTTCGGAGGTTTGCAGGACTGCCAACTGACAGCCCGCTTGGTTGAAAACATAGTCGTGCATCGCGTAGAGAACCGGACGAGTTAGCCACCCATCCGAACCCGCCGCAGACATGCAGATTACCTGTGCCTCGGGGTTCCAGTCGTGATAGACCACAACCCCAATCGTTTCTTGCCGGAACACCCGCATGGTCACGCAGGCATCCCAGCCCCTTGCGCACCCTGAGATACGATCTGCCGCCCATTTTGCCCAAGGGGCGCTGTGTTCGGCGTCGTAAAACTCAAAGCGTGCGGGCGACTTCATACCGCAGCCGCGTTGCCAGGATTTCAAACGCGGGCAGGCTTGTCTGGTTTGCCGTGACAATCACAGCCGGGGCCAGCGAATAGCCCGATGCCCGCACCGCTTTCCAGACGGTATAGGCGTTCTCAGCCGCGCCAGAACCCCACACAAACGTGCCCCATACACCCGTTCCCCAGACGTCGCCGCTTTCCGACACAAGGCTTGTCGCAACCGGATAATCGCCCACGGCATAATCGGAAAAGCACGTCATGACGAAATTGGGTGAACCGGCTGATTTCACCGTCAGGCCCGCGTGATTGGCGACTTTGACAACCGGCGAACCCGCATCGGTGAACTTCGGCACATACTTTGCGGTATAAGCCACCCCATCGTCATTGCCGCCCGACTGGCCACGCATCACCTTTCCGGCGTTGGTGCCAAAATACAGCCGGTCATTCGCCACCGTTCCGCAGCGAACATCCCAGCCGGTGAACCTGCACCACGCCCCGGTTCTGGCATTGGCCACATAGGCAATCCCCAACGTGCCGGGAACGCCAATCATCAGCAACGCCTGCGACTGCCACAGCGTCGGCGTCACGGGAAAGGATGTCGTGCGGTTGGCAACAGCCGACTTCCACGCATCCTCGATCGGATATGTGATGGCCACGGCCTGAAGGGCTGCACGATCCTTCTGCAACGCCTCAGAGATTGGGATAATCCCGTCCTCTGTCAGGATAGCCAGATCCCCACCGGCCTTGAAATAGGCGTGTTTGTTCAATGGCCGCGCGATTTCATAGACACCAGCCAGCGACCAGTTATTCGCGTCGGATGGGTCGGAACCTTCATATACGGCAAGTTCGCCGTTGCTGCTGACGAAGATACACACATCGTCAAGCCCTGAACCGCTGTCCAGCGACCAAGTGGCCCCAAACAGCACTTCCCCGCCCTTGCGGAAGATCGGGCCCAGCGGGATTTCCACCGCAGCCCCGCCGATGGATGCCACCGGCAGATACCAGACCGATTGGCTGTCTTTCTCCACAAAGAACAGCCGCGACTTGTAAAGCCACACCTGCTCCAGCGTTGAAGTCGTCACCCCGGTGATGGTAATGGCCGAACCCGCCGCAGATGCCCCGTTGGCCGTCGCAGCGCCCGCCGCCGAGGTCAGGGCCTCGTTATCCGCAAATGGGCCACCCGTTATCGCCCCAACGCGCAGGACGCCAGCTGTGGCGCTTGTCTGCACGATGCTGACAACCACTGCCGTAGCCCCGGACGTGCCGCCTGTGACCGTCTCACCCACGCTAAACGCCGCAGTCAATGCGTCGTAGGTAACGTCATTCACCGCAACGCCGTTGATCGGGTTCCAGGCCGTGCCGTTGTAGTAATGCACCGGATCTGTGCCATTGGCGCAGACCATGAACTGCCCGCCCGAGGTCGTCATTTGCGACGTGGACCAATCGCCCCCAGCCAAGCCCGCCACATCGGCAAACACGGCCCCACCGGCATTGATCCGGTCGGCGTCGTAAATCCCCGATGCCGTGGCCGCGAACAATTCATCAGCCGACGACGAATAAACCATCATCCGCACAATCGCGGCACCAATATCGGCATATTCCGACGAGCCGCCGCGCAGCCTTGCCCCTTGCGCTGTGGGGAAATAGTTGTCCAGCACCTCGGCCTGATCCAAGCCCGCCGTTGTGATGTTGCCCGACTGAACCCAGCCCTTCGTGGGGGCCGGGAACGTCAAATCCCGCGTTACCGGAACGCGAGACTGCGAGGCGCGATTGAGCATGGATTAACTCGCCGGGATAAAGGCGGGAACACGATCCTGCCAGCGCACAACCTTCCGGTCGCCGAAATTGATGGAGCGGATGCCTTTGGTGTCATTCGCCAGTCGCGTCAGCAAAGCGGTGTATTCCGCATATTTGGCATCGAACGGCAGGCCCTTGCGTTCACGCCAACGCCAGACAATCCCGGCCTCAACGATCCGGCGCGGCAACAACAGCACATCGGTGGCCGAGGTGAATTCATTCCCCGCCACACCTGCCGCCGTCGCCATCCAGTTGGTTGTGATGTAATGCACGGTGATGTCGGTTGACGGGAAATCATAGAAGGAAATCTCGAAATTCCCATCGTAGCCCGTCACGCGATAATACTTGCTACCGCCCGCCGCGCCCAAGGCTTGCAGGTCGGTCCATTCCCCATCCGTGGTGATCGGGAAGCATTGCCGCTGCAATTCGTCGTCATAGACGGCCAAATCGTCGCGCTGCATCCGCAGGAAATTCGCGGGCAAGGCGTAGGTTTCCACGCCTGTGCCAGTGATGGTTGTTGACGCCCCAACTGGCTGGGCCAGATCCACCCGCGCAAGCACATCGTCCACCGTCTCAGACAGGAAGTCGTCACGGATTTCAACGAACTCGTCAGCCGTGGCCGAAAGCCACGATGACGGCGCTTGAATGGAACACTGCCGCGCGATGCGGTTCAGGGCGTCAACGATCAGGGTCATGCCGCTTCAGCTTCCTTGCGGGGGCGACCGGGGCCGCGCTTTTCGGCGTTTCTGTATTCGACAAGCATTTCCTGCATTGCGGCCATCTGTTCGCGCATGGCGTCCATCTCAGCCGCCGCACCGGCCTTGTCGCGGTTCGCCAGGAAGTCGCGGGCCAGTTGCGGGAATTTGCGCTTGTTCGGGAAGGGCAGCTTGTCCACGGCGCTTTCCGACATGGTGCTGACATCTTCAACGGTGCGAAGCCCCATGCGGCGGAACACGTCCACCTGCTCGGGCGAGACAGCCGACCACACAGCCAGTGGTGTGCCGTCCTCGGGAATATCCATGCCCTTCTTCCACGCATCGTAGGCGGGGCCGATGGCCTTCCAGCGTTCAACCATCGCAATGTGCGACGGCGACGACATATTCGGATGCGCGGGCGGGGTGATGTCCTTGATGCGGTGCCATGTGTGCGTCCGTTCAAACGCTTCACCGCTGGGGGCGATTTCGACCATATCCACGGCCTTTTCGCCGTTGTAATCGGTCTTGAAGCCCAGAATTACGAATTGGCTCATTTGTTCCGTCTTTCTACAGAGGGAGGGAAGCGGGGGCCATGACAGCCCCCGCCGTTGTTACCAAGGGAAGTCGCAGAAGATGATCTTGGCCGATGCGTCGATTGCATAGGCGCAGATCGCGTCCGTCACGAGCGCCGACACGTCCAAGGTGCCATCCGTCGCGCCAACCGCGGTGAGTGCGTTGCCATCGGCCCCGGCAGTCAGTGCCGTGGTCAGGGTCGCAACGCCCTTGATCTGAATCCAGCAGTATTCACCATCGGCAGGAACCGACTGGAACACGCCAGCACCAAGGCCCGCGCTGTCCGACAGGTCGGACGTGACGGTCGTGGTCTGGCCAGCGGATGCACCGCTGACCGCGAGGATATAAGCCACGTTGCCCGCGACGGCGGCGACGTTGCCCGCGCCGTTGTCGAACAGGACGAACTTATACCATTTACCGTTGGAGCCTTCGAACACATCGCCCAATTTCGGCGTTTTGCCGTCTTCAAGCGTGGTGTAGGTGGCGTCAAGGTCAGCACCCAGAAGAATAGCCATGATGCTTGCTCCTTATGCAGCGTCGAACAGGACGCCTTGCAGCGCGCGGTTCGTGCAGACGAGGTTGCCCATCCAGTAGAGCGGGATGACAACGGCGTCTTGGTTGACGGGAACCTTCTCGCTGTCCATCGTCCAGGCCGCATCGCGGTGCTGGACAAGGCGCAGATAGTCGGTGTTCAGGAAGTAGGCTTTTTCACCCGTGGTCGCAAAGTTGGTGTTGTCATCGAAAATGACGTCAGCCGACTTGTATTTCAGGGTGGTGAACCCGGCTTTCGCCAAGTCGCTGTCGGCATAACGCTGCAACTGCTGTTCGCCCAGTTCATAGAGCGAATAGAAGTCGTGGGTCATGACGATCAGATCGGGCCGGTCGGTGCCACGGTTCAGGGACAGCCACAGGCTGTTCATGTCCGCTTTCATCGAAATGGCGTTTGCAGCCGAGGGTGACGCGGCGGTGTTGGTGCCGGTCATTTCCTTGAACTGGTTGCGCCAGAACGTGTAGGTGGACGAGTTGATGCCACCCACGGTGCCGGTGCCTGCGGTCTGGATGATGTTGGCCAGGCCGCCGATCTGGTTGGTCAGCGCGCCATCCGAATAGAGGTCGATGCTGAAGTTGTTCGCAGCGGTGCGCAGTGCGTTTTCCTTGCGGGCCTTGACCAGATTGATCATCTGTTCTTTGCCCGAGTTCATCCGCAGTTCGCGTCCCGATGCGGTCACATGCAGCGCGACCTGTTGGAAGGCGTATTTCGCCGAGGTGATCACATCCGATGCGGAGGTGTTCAGGCCCTCATACCCGCTGTAACGCTGGTAAGTGCCGTTTTCGGCGTAGTCGAGCGGTTCGGCGATTTCGTAACCGCCGGACACGGTTTTGATGCCACCCTTGGCCTTCATGCGGCTCATCAGGGCGTTGTTTTCGCTCACGTTGTCAGTGACTTTGCGACCCCAAGAGCGGTCGGTGGTCGTCACCATTTCCGTGAACACGGAGGAAGGCGTAGCCATTTCTCTTTGTCCTATTTGCGATAGGCGCGCTCATAAACAGCCGCGTAACGCTCATCTTCCGAGAGTTCGCGCTGCTGCCCGCTGGGCTTGCCTGTGACATTGACGGATTTGGCTTTCATGACCGCCTCGGCTCTCTTAGGGTCTGCAACCACTTGGGCCTCTACGGCGGGTGCTTGCGTTGCCTTTGCGTCGGGCAGGTATAGTGAAAGGCCGATATCGTAGGCTCGGGAAAGCACGTCCTGTGCGGAGGCACCCGCCCCGAGTTGTTTCTGCACCAGCGGAATTAGGTCGGGCAGGTGCGGTTCAAGTTCCGCCCAATGCTCGGCCTTGCTGGCGAAGGTTTTCACGTCATCCAAGGCGGAATCTTGCACCTTGAATTGCGTGAACTGGTCCCGGATGTATCCGGGGTCTGCCACCCGCTGAAGCTGCGATTGCAGCGCGCGGATTTCGTTTTTCAGGGCAGTTGTGTTGTCCTGAACGGGCTGGCCGGAAAGGGCTTGCCCTAGTTGTCCTTCAACCCCGTGGATCTTCGCCAGCTTTGCCAGCGTGGCCACAGGGTTTGCGTTCAATGCCTGCCCGTATTCGACAAGCTGCGTGACTTCCGCCGCGACCTGCTGCGGGGTCATGTTCATCATATGCGGGGCCAGCTTTGCAGCTTCCACCATCGCATCGCGGATGGGCGCAATGCCCTGCACCAATCGCCCCTGTTCGGCCAGCTTGCGCGACATATCCCGATGCGATGCCGCGACGGCTTCGCGCGCTTCCGGCGTCAGGGATGCCCATGTGGCCTTGACGCCTGCCGGTAGGTCGGTGGGCGCGGGTTCGGCCTCTACGGGCGCTTCTGCGGCCTCTACGGGGGCTTCTGGCTGTGGCTCGGGAACGTCCTGCGCTTCCGGTTCGCCCATCAGGCGGTCAAATACCGCGCTGTAATCGTCGTCTGTGGTTTCGGTCGTGGTGGCAACCTGATCGGCAATAACCGTTTCGGTTGCAGGCGCTGGCGCGGCTGCATCAAATTCCATCAGGAATGTCCTTTGTAGTTGTTACAATCCGAGATACGCGCGCATCTGCTCCATGCGGGCGGCTTCATCTTCCCCGTTCAGCAGCGAGCCAAGCGTTACCGCCCCGGCTGCACCTGCTGACAGGTTTTTCAGGTGCGCTAGGCGCGGGTCAAAGCGGGCGAATTTGGAACGGATATTCTTGGGATCGAACGTCACAACTTCGTAATTCGCTGCCTCTTGGGGCGTCAGTAGGTCGTCGCCGTAATCGTTCGGGACGCGCACCCCATCATACCCGTTTTTTGACAGATTAGACTTGAACGCCTTCGACTCTGCACGGCTGGTGGCAATGGGGTTGCTACCCCAAACATATTCTTGGCCGCGCCTTACATGAACGGGCATCACATTGCTTTCGCCGCCCACATCAAAGCGCGCCGATTTAGTGTATTCGTTTGCTAAGTCAGGCATGGCAGTCGAATAAACACCATCGCCATACCAGCCTGTCTCACGCGCGCCGATGCGATTAGCGTCAAAACTTGGGAAGTCATTCGCCGTGCCGTGATAAAGCGGCGTCTCCGTATCCATCCCGATGCCCTTGGCCCGATCCATGCGGCTGGCCGTGTCCATCGGCAAATCGTAATTCTGATACAGGTATTCATTCAGCCGCGCGTTTAGCGTCGAGTCGCCAAGGTCCAGCATTTCATCCGTAACATCTGCCGCGCGGCCCGTTTTCAGCATGTCCATCACAGCCGCGCCGCGTTCTGTTACCGCATCGCCCGCGCCCAACGACAGCTTGCCGCTCTGATCAGCGACGAAATTACCCACAGCCGCGCGCGGGGCCATGGACACGCCCGTTAGCGCATCGGTGACAGCCTGCACCCCTGTGGTGCCAGCCTTGCCCGCGCCCGCAATGGGGGCCAGAACACCCGCCATATTCGATGCCACATCACCAACCGCGCCCACACGTTCCCAGCCCGTCGCGTTGGGGTTGGCAACCGTCTTGGCCGCGGTCCCGGCCCGCTCCATGCTGACAACCGGATTCACCTCGGAAGCAAGCCCCAGCAACTGCCGCATTTCCGGGGGCGTGGCATATTCCACCGCACCGCCGATTGTCTCATCCAGCCATGCGCGGCGCTTCTGGCCCGCTTCCGGTGACAGGAATTCCCACAGGGCTTGCATGTCTTACCCCAGCAGGTGTTGCAGCCCGTGTTTGGCCGCGAATTTCTTGTTGCGAAGCTTCCCGTCAGTCGGTGACTTCAACTCGTTCGCATCGACACAGTTGTGCTTTTCCATGTCGTATTTCCGCGCCCTGCGGCCCTCGATCCAGCGCCCGTCAATCGGGCTGCGGTATCCAGGCGTGTCGCCGTAGAACATCGGCGTTGCCAAGGGTGCGGATGGGTCAACCATCGCCTCGCCAGTGACCTTGTCCACCATGCGCCCCGTCTGGGCGTCGTAGACGTAAACGGCCATCAGGGATAAGCGACAAGGATCGACGTTGCGGTTGTCGCGGCCATCACGCGGGTGAAGTTGCCGACGACATAAAAGCCAGCCGGAGCCGCAACGAACACCACAGTCGTGCCGCTGTCATTTAGGCAGCGCGCAGACACGTTGCCCGTGCCGCCCACATACAGCCCGATGCTGCCGGTCAAGTCGGTATCGTCGGACGGGGTGCAAGTCACCCAGCGCGACGGCATGGACGCTTCAAACGATCTTGGCATGGTGTTTCCTTTCAGTCGTCGCCAAAGGCAACGGCGCGGCGCTGATCGCGCTCCATTTCAATCTCTTCGTCACGCTGCTGCGCTTCCAGCATCATGCCCGCCGCCTTGGTGGTTTCCACCGCCTCGGACAGCCCCAACTCGCGTTCTTTCAGTTGCAGATCGGCCTGCTTCAACTGCACGTCCAACTGCGCCTTCTGAACGTCCAGTTGCATCTTCTGCGAATCCAGCGCGAACCGCTGCTGCATGTCCTGCGACTTCAGTTCCATGTCGGCCTTCATCGCCTCGGCTTCCGGGTTCGGGGGCGGGTTCTTGGCCGCTTCCTTCGCCAGTTCGACAAGCCGATCCAGCGCATCCTCTGCCGATTTGCCCAAGCTGAACTGCCGCGCGAACGAGGCGTAAATCTCAATCAGTTCACCCGCAGCGCCCGGTGCAGCCTGCCCGATGGGTGCCATGGTGCTGAAGAACGATGCCGTGCCATTGAGGAATTCGGACATTTCCTGCCGCCCGCGCGTCAAGTCGGCGCGAACGGTGCTGTCGCTTTCAATGTCAATGCGGTAGTGATCCAGCGGCTTTTGCAGCAATTCCATGGCTTCAGGCGGGATTTGCAGCCCCGTCAGCTTTTGCAGCGTTTCCGGCGTGAAGTGCTGGCTGATGATGTCGGCGCAGATGACGAAAATATCCCGCACCTGACGTTCAATCGCGCGCTGCATCTTCTTGATGCGCAGGCTTCCCCATTGCGTCTTGATCTGCTGTGCGGTTGCCGTTTCCGACGCCGCGCCCTGGCCCCGGATAATATCGCTAATCCCGGTGATTTCGTAAATCGCCTGCTTTGTCTGTTCGCGCTGGATGTATAGCTGCTGCAACACCGCGATTGCGGTATCCAGCGGCCACCATGAAATCGAGTTGGACAGATTGCCACCCGCAGCAACCATGCCTTCCATGTCCGACAGCGGAATCAGCACGTTGTCTTCGGCCTCGGCCAGTGCTGTCAGATCACCGCCGTTGCCAGCATAGAACCCGCGCAGCTTCAGCGCCTTGGTGATGCTGTTGATCCGGCGCGTGGAAATCTCCAGTTCCTCGGCCAGACGCTTGTAGATCGTGAACGGGCAAACCGGCGTCAGCGAATTCGTCGCGGTGATAGGTTGAACCGGCTCGGCCTGCGGGAAGTAGCCCTTCAGGTTCAGCGGGTCGTCCTGCATCCGCAACACCTTGCCGGTGTCGCCTGCGATGAAATAAACCCGCTTGCTGTCCTTGCACCAGATTTCCCAGACCGGCACATCCTTGTCGGCGGTTGTCTCTGTCGCGGGGGATTCCTCGGCGTAAAGCCCCTTCAGTTCGTCGTCTTCAACCCGCTCCATGTCCTCGTGTGTCAGGAAATGGCGATAGGCCACCCAAGGCACGTCTTTCCAGCGTTTTGCGGGGCCTTGGCGATAGTCAGCCCATGACACCACTTCGAAGTCCACACGCTCATTCTGGACGGTCTGCGGGCCTTGGATCAGTTCCCCGGTCATGGGGTCCAGCATCGGCTCTGCGTCCACAAGATCCGCGTCAAACTTCAGCCGGACAATGCCACGCCCCGCCATGAACGCATCCTGCGCGGATTTCTCGATCTCCGCATCAAGGCGGCTGTCGTCAATCTGCACCGAAATGGCGCGCTCGTAGATTTCCGAGACGAACTTGCCCAGATCGTCCTTGTTGCCGTGACGCGGGCGAATGTCTGGCACGGGCGTGGAGTTGTAGATGCTGGGAACGATGGTTTCGACGTTGCTGTGCAGGATGTTGAACTCAGGCACATCGCCGTCGCTGTCGCTTTCCCCATCGGCCAGATATGCCTTTTCCGCCGCAGCGGCATCCCTGCGCCAGCTTTCCTCGCGCTTTTCCGACATGCGGATGCGGTCCATCCACTTCTTGCCGATCTTTTCCAGATCCTCGCGGGTGTAGGCCGCTTTGTTGCCCTCGTCGTCGGTCATTTCAAGCTAACCTTGCAATGCGTAGGGCCAGCGACAATGCGGAACCTTGCGAAGATGCGGCGCGGGGAATTGCCACGCAGGACAAGCCAGGCGGGCAGCGTGATGGAACGGGCCGCAGGCTGGGCCTTGCCGACCATCAGGTTCCACTTTGCCAGCGTTACCTCGTCAATCATTCGCGGTTTCTCCGACGCTTCACCATCGCCTCAACGGCACGGCGCACGTCCATGTTGCCCACCACCGAACCATCAGGCTGCGCGGTGTAGATGAGTTGATCCGGTTTCTTCGGCTTTTCCACGGGCGGAACAACATCGCGCCATGCAAGCGACAGATACCGGAATGCAGAACCGATATGCTCGGCCCAATCCTTGACCGGGATTTCGCGGAATGTTTTCCGTTCGTCGTCCCAGTCGCGGCGGTAGTTCTTCAGCCCCTCGATCCCGGCCAGCACATTCGCTGTATCGGCAAAGCGGGCCTTGTTGATCGTCTCGCGCCCTGCCTGCAAGCCATCGGCCACAGGCACCATTGGCAGGCGCTTGGGATTGCGGCCAAGGCTTTTCAGGATTTCCAGACGGGTGCGCTTGCTGCCCCATTCCGTCACGATGATGTCGTGCGGCACATAGTCGTTGCCGCGATAGCCCTTGTCGTCCAGCCATCTTACCCAATCGGCCAGGTCGTCACTTTCGGGCTGGTAGAAGTCCACGATCAGCGGAACACCCGCGATGACCTGAAAGCACCAAACCGGGTTGTTCGCGGCCTTGCCCAAATCCCATGCGGTGTGGACAGGATGCGTCCAGTCAATCACCACGTCGCCTATGCGGCCTTCCCGCTCGGCCCGGTTCACCTCTGCGCCCCAGAATGCGCCAATCATCGCGCCCGAGAAGCTGCACAGGTATTCCTGTTCGAACATCGCGCGGCCAAAGTCCAAGCCGTAAATCGCTTGGTATTCCTCCAGCGCCTCGGCCTGTTGCTCTGCTGACAGCGCGCCCGTGTCGTTGACGCTGGACACCTCCGCGAACCACTTGGGATTGCGCAGGGCCATGTCATACATCGACTTGGCGTGGTTGTTGCCGCGTGGCGTGGTGATGAACGCGGCCCAGCCGTTGTTTTCCTCCACCATCGGGCGAATGTAGCCCCAGGATGATGGGTTCGCCAAAGCCCATTCGCTGAACACGACACCCGCAACACCAGCACCCACAAGGCTGTCGAACCTGTCAGACCCGACAATCTGCCAAGTGCTGCCCCACTTGAACCGCAGGAACATCGCCTGTTCGTCGCGGCTTTCGATGCACTCGGGCGGGAATGCCTCGTCAATGCGGCGCTTGCCAGTGTGCGGGTTTACCGCTGTCCACAGGGCTTTGCGGCCTTGGGCATATTCCGGCAAGAGGTGCCAATAGCTTGCGGGGCGTTGCTGTGACTTGATCAGCGTGGCGCGCAGGGCGATTTCATCCTTGCCCCACCGCCGATGGGCTATCTCGATCAGCCGATCCTTCTGCGGAACCTTGACGCCGCCCTTGTCAATGCCTGTCCATGTCGAGAAGAACGGGCGCTGATGCTGGCGGATGCGGAAGTCAATCAAAGGCGATCCTGAACACGAATTCCCCGTTGTCGCCGGAACCGTTCACCTGAAGCGGCAGCAGCTTGGGATAGATCGTGGCCCAGAAGGCGCGCTCATTCTCAGGCGCTTCCTTGGCCCATGCCAGCAAACGCGTTGCCCCGCCTAGTTCGGTTGCGGCTTGCGCGATGACATCCTTCGCGGCGGCTGTCGTCTTGTTGACGCTGCCTTGCGGTCTGCCACGGCCTCGCGCCCCGACATTTTTTTCGTTGCCTATTTTATTCATGGGGCTTTCTCCGGCGTTGTGACACGGCGGCAAAAGAAAACGCCCGCGCAGTTTCCTGCCGGGCGCAAATCTTCGATTATGCCCAGAATGCACCACGGACTGGGCCTTGTCAAGGTATGGCGTCAAGCCCCACACAAAGACGCAACCTGTGCCTTTCGTGTGACGCGCCGTTACTGCACCCTGCGATACTGCGGATGGGGCTTTCTTCTAGCACCACATGCTGAACGATAGGGCGCGATGACGTGGGTATATGTTCCCACATGGCATAGAACTCGCGGCGGCTGTCAACCACGGCAACCAACGGTTCCCCGCCATGACTGCGGTGCTGCGGTTCGCCTATGGCTGCGATGGGGTCGCGGTCGGGGTTGCCCATGTATGCGTTGTATAGGCGGGATGCTGCGGCCTGTTGTTCGCGGGTGATCTTGCCTTGCTTGGCGTAAACCTCAATCCAGTCACATCGGCGCTTGCCATACATGGAATTGTGGTTGCGCACCTCGCCCGTTTCGGGGTCCACAACGCCGCGCGGTTCTGTGACAAGGTTCGCCTGATTGGCTCTGCCTGTCGCGCCCATGTCACCGTGCATCTGCATCGGGGCAAGGGTGACGGGCTTGTGCTTCCGGCGCTTGGCTGCTCGTTTCATGCTCTGCCTCGTTTGTTGATGGGGTTAGCGCCGAAATGGGCCGAACATCACCGCGCCGATCATCACCCAAGCCCAGACGGCAAAAGCTATGAACCTGCCCAAAACGCTGGCTGACGCGGGCCATTGCCAATCCCACAGGATGAACGCCCCGATTGCGTAGACGCTGACGGCGCAGGCGATGCACAGGCCGATGTTGATTGCGATGTTCATCCGAGTAACGCCCCTTCCAGTTGGTAAATCAGGATTTCGCCGCTTGTGCCTTCGTCCAGTTCGATGAATGGCGGGACAGCCACGAAGCCCTCGGGCGGCTCCACGGTGTATCTGTCCGGCACGGTGTTCGGCCCCTGCTCCACGCGCACCAGCACGGCCAGCCCGTCGAGTTCCAGCATGAACGCGAAGGTGGATTCAGCCGTGAACGTTAACTCGTTGCGGCATAGGACAACGGCGACGGGCCCGCCCTGCCCCGGCGTGATGGTGGCGCTGGACTCGCCCCAATGGCGGCTGGTTTCCGCGATGACAGGCACAACCGATGTCAGCATCGCAAGCAATGCAAGCGCTAGGTAGAGCGTGATGCAGATGAATATGCGGTTGAATGTCATTCTGCACCGCCTGACGCGCGGCGGTTCCATGCGACAACTACGCTTTCCAGCTCCTTATCTAACGACTGCCAGCCGCCCGCGCGGCAAATAAACACGGAAAAACAATTATGGCACCGAACAGACCATTCCACCCCATATGTCTCTGTTGCAACATCTGCGCTGCCGCAGAACGGGCAAGGCAGAAGGCTTGGCGTTATGTTGTCAGTCATGCTGCGGCCTCCATCAGCTTAGGTGCATTGGCCTGGAACACGGCGCGGGCAAACCCCATCGGCGTGGCGCTGCGGAAATTGGCGCGGCCTTCACCGGGCGGGGCTTTGTGTATCCTGTCGTCCGGTGCGCCCAGATCGGCCTTGAACGGCTGCGGCATGACAAATCCACCGCCTGTCCACAGGCATGTCGCCTTGGTGTAATTGTCGGCAGGCTCGTGGCCGGTGAACTGGTGCGGGTGGAATGTGTAATCCGGCTTGCGCCAGAATGTGCTGATGCGGCTTACCGGGTTTTCAATCATCCAAGGCGCGCCGATCATTTCCGCGATGGCGTGGCATTGCCAAACCACCTGCATGGCCTTGAACTGGAATGCCGGATCAGCCTTGGCCTTGTCCTCGAACCAACGCGCACCGGACACGGCCAGATCGGTGCAGGGCGGGAACCCGGCAACGAAGGCGATTTTCGGGGCGAACATGCGCACGAGTTTCCAGACGCATGGGCTGTCGATGACTTCCCCCACACGCCACACGCGGCCATCGACGTTGATGCCTGGCGGGTGCTGCGGATCGACAAGAATTGCCGTGTATCCGGCGTCCACCCATGGGCGCGTCATGTTGCCGGTTAAATCACAGAGGCTGAGAACAATCATGCCCGGCCCGCCTGTGCTGTTCCCCAGCGAACGCGGCTTGCGACGGCTTGGCGGGTGATGCCAAGAGCCTTGCCAGCGTCCGACAGGGATGGATACGTGATGCCGTCGATGGTTACGGGGGTGCGCTTCATGCCGGTGCCTACGCCGTCCAGCCAGCCCCGTTCTGCGGCCTGCCACACGGCGACACGGTTGACGCCCAAGGCCCGCGCGGCTGCGGCCATGGATGGGTATTCCACCCCGCGAATGATGGTGCGAACCGGGGGCTGCATCAGTTCGCCCCCGCGATGCTGAAAAACGCCACGATGCGGTGGTTCTTGACGTTCGGGCAGGGCTTCAGCGTTTTCACCACGCGGCCATCCGTCACCATGCGCGCCAAGGCTTCGCGGATGGGGCTTTCGCCCTTGGCTGTCAGGCTGTTCAGGCGGGTGGCGGTGACTTGCCCCTCGGCCATGATGTGACGCCACAGCAGGGCTTCAATGCGGGCCTCGCGTTCGGTGGTGCCCTCGGGCTTGGCCGATTTTGGCATACAGCGGCGATGCCCTTCCTTCCATGCGGCGTCCTTCATGTGCTTGGCAATCATGGCGCTGCACTCGGTTGCCAGTTCCGGGCAGGCAAAGGCGTTGCGGATAATCCAGGCGGTTGATTGAACGTTCATGCTGCGTCTCCCGTTGCGATTTCACCGCCGCAAGCCAGATACCCGGCACCATCGACCCAGTTGTCAGCGTGTGCGGGGTTGGACTTGATGCGGGCGAGTTTCAGAAGGTTCATCATCACGGCCACGTCTGTGCCGCTGACGGGGTAATCGAGGTGCGCCGACCAATAGGCGGCGATCAGATTGAAGTTGCGTTCTGCATCGCCGTGGGTGGCAGCGCGGTCCACTGTGACGGCTTGCATGGCGGTTGTGAGAATGTCGGCGCGGTTCATGCTGCGGCCTCAAATTTGCGATACGACATCGCGGTTGCGTTGAATTCGAGTTTGATCTGCCCCTTCTCGAAGCCGTAAAGCTGCGTGTCCCGCACCTTCCACGTCACGATTTTCACAAGGGGCAATCCGGCTTCGCTCTCGTCCTGATGGACGGTGAAACCCAAGCTGGGCTTGTTCGCAAAGGCGGCGCTGTCGGAAATGTCATAGCCCACGGGCGGGCGAGGCTTGCCTTCTGTCGGCATCTTGCGCGGGTGGGCGATGACGCAAATGTGGGTGTCGAATTGCTCTGCCCACACCCGGATCTGTTGCAGGGCAAAGTTGATGTAGCCCGTCATGCTTTCGCCCGTCTCGGGCAGGTGTTCCAACTCGTTCCAAGGATCAACAACGATCAACTTGCAGCCGTCGCGGACGGCCAACGTGTAGATCATGTCCTTGAGCCAGCCCAAGTTATGCGCGGCGGCGTCATAGGTGCGGTGAACGATGCGGAAATGGGCGTCGAGTGTTTGCCCTGCCTCGACTTGCTGGACGCGCGACAGATCGGCCCACGCCTTGCCAGTCAACAGCCGCGACAGGTGATCCCGCGTCCGGTAAGGGTGGGTTTCAAACGACAGCATCCCCACCTTGACGCGCTCGTTCATGGCGACATGGAACGCGGCGAATGTAGTGAAAGTGGATTTGCCGCTGCCGGGGGTGCCAGTGCCAACCGACATCGCCCCTACCTCAAACCCAATCACCAAATCGCAATACCGGATGCCCGTGCGCAGAACGCGGCGCGATGGCAGCGGCGGGATGTCGGATATGCCGGTGATAAACCCGCCTTCCGGGTCCATGCGCTTGGCCTCAGTCAGGCAACGGGCTAGTTCGCCTTCGCCATAGGACACCAGCACATCGTTGGCGTCCTTGCAGCCCTCGGGCCATGTCACATAGCGGACATCATGCCCCGCAAGGATGTTTGCCACCGTGCGGGGAAGGCTCTGGCCTGCGTCGTCGTTGTCGCCCGCCACGATGACAAACGGCGACTTGCGCAGATCGGCTTCCGCCTGCACCAGCACCTCGCGCTTGCCGCCTTCTGCCGTCCACCCATCTGGCAAGGACACCGCCCGGATGTAACCCGCCTGCATGACGCTCAGGGCGTCCATTTCCCCTTCGGTGATGACAATCGGCCCGTCGCCGCTGCGCAGGGCATCTTCGTTGTAGAAGCCCCGCGAAATGCCTTGGCTGGAACGCCAGTCCTTTGCCTCAACGGCGCGAAACTTCGCGGCATAGGGCTTGCCTGCCCGCAGATACGGGAACGCCGCCACTGTGCCGAGTTGGGGGTGCTGCCGTGCGCCCACCCCCATGTGATCCAAAAGCGCGCCGTCCAGTTTGCGAACTTCTGTCAGCCATTTCCGAATGTCCGTCATCGAAATATCCCCCGCCACTATGGCCGCAATGCCAGCAATTCCAGACGATCCCGTCCGGCTTGAACGTCACGCTCAGGCATTGATCCGTTTTGTTTCGTCGCGTCGGGCTGCATTCCGGGCAGGTTGCCCGCTGCGTTCCCGACTGCTTGCGAACCGTGATCCCGGCCCGCTGCAAGATTTCGTAGCTTGATGGCATTGATCGCCTCCCACCGGGTTTTGCCCTGTGCCTTGGCCGCTTGGGTTTCCGCGTCGAAGCGCGACAAGCCGCCGTCAAATTCCATGATCGCCGCGCGTTCCTCGAAGGCGTCCAAGTCCATCAGGACACCTCCCGGATGTTACCAAATGCGCCGAAGGTGTCGGGGTCACGGGCTGGCCGTGCCTTCGCTGCGCGGTCGGCAATCACCTTGCGAACCCAATTCCGCCACGTCGCCAGCCAGTCGGCCTTGACGCCCCGTGAACCGGGAATGCCAATCCAGTAATCCCGGAACCTGTCGGACTCCCGCCGCGCGTCGATTTCCGACAAACCTTCGGCCACGGCCCACTCGCCCCACGCCTTCGGCAACCGCCATTCAGGCGACAGGCTGGAACCCCGTTTTTTGGAAGAAGCGTTAGCTTCTTCTTTTACTCTGGTATCTGGTATCTGGTTAGCATCGGCTTGGCATTGCGAATTGGATGCGTTTGCATCAGGGGCTTGTTGATTTTGTTCATTTTTTCCCCATCTTTTGTTTGCACTCGTCGCGGCAACTTTTCTTTTTTCGCTCCGCTTTTCGATCTCGATTGCAACGCGGGCGTTCCAGAACCCACCATCCGTCTTGATGATTTTTCCCTGTTCAACCAGGCTGGAAACTGCCTTTTCAAACGCGCTGGCAGTCGATCCGCACAGGCGGGCAAGACGGGCGCTGTCCATCGAAAGCGGGGCTTCGCGCTCATACATCATCGCTATCAAGGTGATGTAGATACCCGTTTCGGCGGCTGTCAGCCCGCGTGTCCCGGCCAGCCAGTCAGACGGATAAAACTGGAAAAACGGCGGGGCGCTCATTAAACTTTCCCCACCATTCGCGCAGCGATAGATCCGATGGACTGCCACTGATTGACACCGATGATGCGCAGGGCATCGTCAATGCTCTCCGCCACGGCAACATGGCCGCGCCACTGGTCATGCCATTCCACTTGGATGGGATTCAGGCCGCGCTTGGACGGTGATTTCGCGCCGTCCTTAACCTCGATCAGGTAGGTCTGGCCTTTGTATCCCACCGCCAAATCGGGGCATCCTTCGCCCACGCGATGCAGAAGCTGGACAGTCGCGCCAGCCTTGCGCAGCGCCTTGACGATATCCGCCTGATTGGTGTCAACCTTCGCGGCTCTCATATCGTCACCCCGCGCGCCTTGGCCCGTGCCTGCAATGCGGCAACCTCGCCGTCGAGCGGGGGCCGCTTGCGCATTTCAGCCGCGTAGGCCGCGAGTTCATCAGCGGGCAGGCGTTCAATCATCCGCAGCTTGGCTTCGGTTTCGGTCATGGAAAAAACGCCAGCGGGGGTTTGCACCGCACCCGCTGGCAGTTGCCCCGACGCGGAGGGAGGAACACGCGGGGGATTCATGCGGCACCACGCGGGAACGTGTGCAGCGGTGTCGGCGGCAATCTGGATTCACGGGGGCGCTTGGTGGGTGTCCCGAACTGCGCAGCCAGATCGTTGATCAGCCGTTCCAGATCGTCGGTGGTGCTATCCATGGACAACGCCAGCTTGGTTGCGTCGTCCTTGTCGTGAAACCATTCGCCATGTGAACGGATGTCGCGGAAGATGCTTTTCAGCGCGGCCTCATGGTGCGCAAACCCCGGAACCGCCCAGCACAGATACACGACACGCCATGTCGCCGCCTGTAAGCCCATGTGCCGATTAACGATGTCGGTGGTCATCCCGATCTTAACGGGCATCCCCACGCCTTCGCTGATGCAGTAGATGGTGCGGCGGGTTTGCTTGTGGCTCTCAACGCCGAACGGAGCATAGCCCGCATAGAACTGCGTGATCCAATTCGGCTCTGTCATGCCACCACCCGATTATATGCCGAATCGGAAACAATCGCTTGACAGATGCCATGTGCGTGATCATGTTGATGGCTTGAGGCAGCGCGATAGCCCGAAGGCCCAAAGACGGCCACGGCAACTTGCGAGGGAACCAGAACGGGCGACAGTTGTTCGCGGTTCATTGCGTCACCCCCACGTTAGCCCTGATCCATGATCGGACACGTTCGGCGGTCTCAGGCCATGCGCGGCGTCCCTCTTTCAGACGCGCATAGAAACGCCCGCCTTGTCCGGCGCGTTCGCCCACAGTGCTGGGCGCGATACCGAGAGCAGAAGCAGCGGCTTCTATCTCGGCAATGAGGCTTGTTTGCTGATCCATAGGAAGGGATCATAATGTGATTTTTCACACGCGGCAAGATGAAACTTCACATTCGCCCCAATCGAGGCGAACGGGTAAAGATGCCCGCATGAATCAGGACGAATCGTTTAGAACCAACCTATTGCGCCTCATGGCCGAAAAGGGCATGAACGCGGCGGAGCTGTCCCGTCGCGCAGGATTGAACGCCCGCGCGGTGAAGGATATTGAAGAGCGCCGGACGATCAGCCCGAAGGTGTCAACCGTGTTTGCGCTAGCAAAGGCGTTGGGGGCTGATCCTGGGGAGATGCTAGGGCTAGGCCCTCGCATTGATCTTGCCCCGTCTCTGGCCCAATACCTGTCGCAATATGACGTATCTGATCAAGAACGCATTCTACAGGCGCTAGCTGCCCTGCCGCGTTCGCCGAACGGAAAGCCATAATACCAATTAGCATCTGAAAATGTGTCAACATGGCCCGTCCCCTTGCCAATGCGGCAACCGTAGGGCGAAGCGCGCTTGACATGCAAATGTGAAATTTCGCATTTTTCCGGTTGACGGTGTGAAACTTCACATGTAGGTTATCTCCAACGCCCCAGCTTGGAGAACCGCCATGACCCCCACCTTCTACGCCTCTGTCATCGCCGCGCATGTCGGCCTGTTCTTCGCTGTCGTGCTGTTTGCGGCGTGGGCGCTGTGATGCAGCATTACATCGTCAGCTTCCGCTGGATGACAACGCGCTATTCGCGGCTGGACTGGAAAACGCCGGAATGGCTCACCCCCCACACCCTGCCCGAAGTCGCGGAAATCATCGGCGAATTCAACGAAGAAGCCGCCGAACATATCCGCGTCATCTGCGCTGATTTGGAGACTGGCACAGCGCGCGACGTGACTGAGGACGCGCTGCTTTTCTACGCAACTGCTGAATTCAACCGGACGGATGTTTGGCCTTGGTGGCTGCAACATATCGCCCCCGAATATGTGATGGCCGCAGAATGACACAGAGAGATGAAGGCGGGCCTGCGTTCCCCTCCAACGCAAGCGACGCATGGGGCGGACCTCAGGACGGCATGTCCCTGCGCGATTGGTTCGCAGGGCAGGCGCTGGCAGGTATGCTTGCTCATGGCCCCCATCCGGACATGTCGCACCTGACTGAGGCGCAATTCCTCGCTCACGTCGCGGGCGGTGCCTACTCGCTGGCCGACGCCATGCTGGAGGCCCGCAAATGACAAGCCCCCTCGCCCAATCCCTCGCCATTGCCCAGATCGCCCGCGCCGAACGTGAAGGCCGCGCCGTGCTGGTGGAGACAAAGCCCGCCGTCTGGGAAAGCCGCCTGAGTTGCGACCACTGCGGCGAGGATCAGGCCGAACTGCGCATCTACCCGCTGCAAGGGTGGGTGCCGGATCAAGTCGTCTGCCAGACGTGCTGCACGGCGCGTGATGGGGAGCATGATTTCAAGGACTTCGCATTGGCACAGGGAGCCGCGCAATGATTGATGAAACAGCGTTTTGGCCAATATTTTTCCGCGCCAGAATTTCCAAAAAAATGTCCTTTTGCGTTCGCGCAACGGGAGATGTCACAGCAGGCGATGTTGACGACATGATTGCTCTTTTGATCGCACAGCGCAACGCCCTGCTGCCCGACAACACAGATGAGGCCGCCCAATGAGCCTCTACACCGAACGCCGCATCCCCACCGACGACCTGTGGATGGAACACGCCCGCGCCGTTGCGAATGAACGCGCCGCCACCCGCCGCCGCCTTGTGCTGCTGGTGCTGGCCGTCGCCGTGACGCTGGCCGGATGGCTGGCCGGAACCGCCGCAACCGAATGGATGACAGCCGCGAATGCAGCGGCGCTGGAGGAACTATGAGCGATATCGTTATCACCGCCGACATGATCCCGGATTTGGTTCGCTATGAACCTGATACGGGGCGCTTGTTCTGGAAGCCGCGTGATGTCGCGATGTTCCCAATCCGCCGTGTCGCGCTTGCCTTCAACAGCACCCACGCAGGGCGGGAAGCGTTCACGGCGACCGACAGCCGGGGCTACAAGTCGGGGCGCATCTTTGACAAAACCTATGCAGGTCACCGCGTAGCATGGGCCGCGTTCTATGGTGAATGGCCTGACGTGACCGACCACATCAACGGCGACCGCACGGATAACCGCATCGCCAACCTGCGCAATGTCTCGAAGGCCCAGAACGCCAGAAACCGCCGATCAGACGAGAGAAAGTCTCTTGGTGTGTCCTTCGATGCTGGCCGTCAAGCTTGGCGGGCCCGGGTGATGTTCAATTACCGCGACCATCACCTTGGGTATTTCGGAACAGAAATCGACGCCATCGCCGCCCGCGCTGTCGCGCTGGAAAACCTTGGTTTCCACCCTTTGCATGGAACAAGCAAATGACCGAACACAAGAACGTTTTCGTGGCGCTTGCCGCCGCACAGTCTGAAATGGAAGCCGTTGTTAAAGGCTCCGTGAACCCCGCGTTCAAGTCGCGCTATGCCGCGCTTGATGACGTGGTGCAGGTAGTGCGCCCCGCCCTGAACCGCAACGGCATCGCCTACTACCACCAGATCGTCGTGGACGAACGGGGCAGCGTGATGCGCACCGTCCTGCACCACGGCATCAGCGACACCAATGTGACGTGCGACGTTCCCTTGATCGTTGATCGGAACAACATGCAGGGGTTCAAAAGCGCCACAACCTACGCAAAACGGATCGGCGTTGAAAGCCTGACGGGTATCGCCCCGCAAGACGACGACGACGGGAACGCCGCAGCCAAGGCCCCGCCGCTTGTCGATGCCAGCACCACACCCGGCCACCAATCATCGGCCCTGCAAGACGCTTGGCGCGATGCTGTGATAGACAGCCTGCCACCCAACCCGACACCACGCCAAGTGGCCGAAGCCTATGCCAAGGCCATCGCTGACGGGTTCAAGGGCAAGGGCGTCAAGGCGCTGGAAAACGAATGGAGCCGTCGCGCCAAGCTGATCGAAAGCATGGCCGAGAAGCACCCCGATCTGCACGAAAAGATTGTGGACGCATACGAGATGCGCCGCAACGAAATCACCGAAACGCATGGAGTCGCGGCACAATGAAAAATCTCAACATCGCAGGCAACCTTGGCAAGGACGCCGTGCTTCGGCGCACCGGATCAGGCGATGCCGTTCTCAGCTTCGGCGTGGGCGTCGAGGAACGCAAGGGCCAGGACAAGCGGACGATCTGGTTCGACGTGTCCGTGTTCGGCAAGCGCGGCGAAGCACTGGCGCAATACCTGACGAAAGGCACGAAGGTGGCCGTAGCTGGGGAACTGTCCACCCGAGAGCATGAAGGCAAGACGTATCTGACGGTGCGCGCCGATCAGGTGACGCTGATGGGTGGTGGCGAACGCTCCGACAACCGCAGCAGCACGTCACAGGCGGCGCACAACGCGCAGGCCCCGGCTGACTTCGGGGACGAAATCCCTTTTGCCCCTGAGTGGCGCTAATGACTTCGCGCGTCATTCGCACACCCTACGACATTGACGCGCTGGCAACCCTGCTACGCGCCCGCAGCCTGCCTGTCACAGTCAGCATCGTTGCGGGTGCGCCTCGCACCACCGATCAAAACCGCCTGCAACGCATGTGGTGCCAAGAAATCGCGGAACAGCTTAGCGACCGCACGGCAGAGGAAGTCAGGGGCGATGCGAAGTTGCGTTTCGGCGTCCCGATCCTGCGCGCCGAAAATGAAGTGTTCTGCGAGAAATACGACCGCCTGATCAAGCCCCGCCCCTACGAGGAAAAGTTGGAGTTGATGATGGAACCGATGGATTTCCCCGTCACGCGCCTGATGACGACAAAGCAAAAGACGCGGTTTCTAGACGCCTTCGCCGCCGCCTATGCGGCGCAGGGTGTGCAACTGACGATCCCGGTGGCGGCATGACGTTCCTTGCCCGCCTCAAGGGTGCGCTTGGCCTCAAGGCTGAAAAGCCGGTGCGGATTGAACCGCAATTTCAGAAGCCGAAGGTTCGCAAGCCAATTGGCCGGAAGCGGAAATACACGCCCGTCGATGAACGGCGGCACATGGACGCTGTGGCGCAGTTGCCTTGCGTCTGCTGCGGTTCTAGGCCCGTCGAACTGCATCACCCGATTTGCGGGCGCTATTCGCAGCGCAAGGCCCCGAACAAGCACGTTATCCCGCTGTGCCACCTGCATCATCTAGGCGCTGAAGGTATTCATCCCCGCCGCGAATGGTGGGTGGAAACATACGGGCCGGACACTGACTACATCGCGGTTGTCGCGGATCAACTGGCCGGGGAATTCAACTCGCCGTGGGGAAAATGATGCCAATCCGCGAAGAGAACAAAGCGCGCTATCCGAAAGACTGGCCGCAGATCAGCAAGCGCATCCGCGAAAAAGCCGGAAATCGCTGCGAAGGTTCGCCAGCTTTTCCAGATTGCCGCGCAGAGAACGGCCAGCCGCATCCGGTGACGGGTTCGCGCGTGGTGCTGACAGTCGCGCACCTCGATCACCAGCCGGAAAACTGTGACGACGATAACCTGCGGGCTTGGTGCCAGAAGTGCCACAACACCTACGATTTGCCGATGCGCAAGGCCGGAATTGCCAGCCGCATGAAGTCGCAAATGGCCGCAGCCGACTTGTTCGATCAGCCATAGCCATCCCGAGCGCGGCGGGTTGCCCGCGCATTCAACGAAGGACTGAACACGATGAAGAAGCTTATCCTTGCCGCCATTCTAATGGGCAGCGCAGCCGCCGCAGACACCATCCCCGGCGGTGACGCATTGCCCTGCACCGATGCCACGGCGTTCACGCCCATCTACGCCGATGACGGTTCGGTGGCGTATTGGAACAACCCCACCTGCACCGGCCCTGACGGCGGCGCTGCGTGGGTGCAGCCGGAACCCGTCGAAACGCCCACCGACGAATGAACGCAACGCCCCCGGCTACGGTCGGGGGCTTCCCACGGGAGAGATTGATGCAAACTGTTCGCGTTCCGGGTTGGGCATTGGGCTACAGCGAGGCCCGTTATTACGGGTGGCGGCATTGCCTGCACGTTGGGCCGTGGCTGATTTTCTGGGGGAAAGATGGAGATTGACGCAAATGACGGATGATGAACTGAGCAAGCTGCTGGCCGACACCACAACGCCAGATATGATTAGCCGCGAAGATGCGATTAGGGCGCTAACCGAAGTTGCTGTGCGCTTCGGTATTACCGGTGAACCGCAAATCATGATCGTGGCAAAGGAAGCCATTCGCGCCATCCCCACAGCCCCCGCGCCTGCGGTGGACGTGGCGTGGGCTGCGCAATTGATCGTGGACAACGTGCTAGATCAGCCGTCAGAGCGTGCCGTCAAACTGCGGACGCAGATGATCGATGCCACAATGGCGGTGCGATGCCCATCCGTGTCCCGGTGGCGTAGATGGTCAATGGTCAACGAGGCCATCCGGCGACTTGCCGCGTCAGGCGGTGACGCATGACCGCCCCCACCATCGGCATTGCGATCACGGCGGCGTTCGTCGGGTTCATCGCAGGCCACTACACATCGGCACCCATGGCCGCAGAACGTGCCGCCCGAGATGCGCGCGAGTTTCAGGCGCTGGTGCGCATGATCCCCCATATTTGTGGAGACGACGGATGCAGATGACGGATGCCGAACTGCGCAAGCTGCTGGCCGAGGCGACACCGGGAAAGTGGGAAGTCTATCACGACCCCGACGATACAGATTGCCCACCGGGATTTCATTATTCAATCCATGCCCACACATACGGGTGCGTCGGTTACTGGACTGGCCACAAACAGAACCATAAAGATGAACGCTGGTATTTGACGGAACCAGACGCCCGCCTCATCGCAGCCGCCCGCACCCTTGCCGCCGAGGTGCTGGCCCTGCGCGCGGAGCGGGACACGTTGCAGAACACCGTGCAGGAATGGCTTGCACAGGCGAATGCCCGCGCCGAAGCCGCCGAGGCCGCACTGTCAGAGGCGCGGGAGGCGCTGCGCCCGTTCATTGAAGCCGCCGAAGAATGCGACGAATGGGGTTACGACGACGACAACCAAGCCCCGGTGACAGCCGGCGATTGTCGCGCTGCCCGAGCCGCCGCTGATGGGGGGAAGGGATGAGCGCACCCATCGCCCGCCCGCTTACGCCGGAAATGCTGGCCGAACGCTGGATGGTATCGGCTGAGACAGTGCGCCAGCTTGTCAAACGCGGCGTCTTGCGGGGGTTCCGCGTTGGCCGCATGATCCGCATCCCGTTTGATGCTGTGCAGGAGTATGAGACGTGTCAGAATATCGCATCGGACGCCTCAACGGACGCTTTGTCGTCACATGGTTTGAAGGCGGATCACGGCGGCGCTATCGTCTTGACGCACTCACGATCAAGGATGCAGAGAGCGAAGCCTTAGACCTCATCCGCAAGGAAACCATGCCAAAGGGCGCGAACACCGTCGCGGCCCTGTGGATCGCCTACTGTGCCCACCTTGGCGACCGGCCTACAGCCGAGACAATGGGATACACTGGCAAGGCTGTGCTGCCGCATTTCGGCGCGCTGCGGCCCGATCAGATCACGGTGGATATGTGCCGCGAGTATTCGGACAAGCGGGCCAAGGCGGGCAAAAGCAAGGGTTCCGTGTGGACGGAATTGGGCCATCTGCGTTCATGCCTAAGATGGGCTGAGAAGGTGCAGTTGATTGACCGCGCCCCCTTCATTGAACGCCCGCAAAAGCCATCCCCGAAAGAACGGTATTTGACGCGGGCCGAGATTTCAAAGCTGTTAGCCGCCGATGCTGAACCGCATATCCTGCTGGCCATCCGGCTAATGCTGACAACGGCGGGCCGCGTGTCGGCCATTCTGCAATTGACATGGGACCGGGTTGACCTGGAACGTGGCCAGATCAATCTGCGCGTCGATCAGGAAGGCCCGCGCAAGGGCCGTGCCGTGGTTCCGATCAACAGGACGCTGCGCGCGGCGCTGATGGAAGCGCGGGCGGCGGCGCTGTCGGATTATGTGGTGGAGTGGGGCGGTGAGCCGATCCTGTCCATCCGCACGGGGTTTGACAGGGCTGTAGCATCGGCGGGGCTGAAAGGCGTGTCGCCGCACACGTTACGGCATTCTGCCGCCGTCCACATGGTTGAGGGTGGCATCCCAATACATGTCGTTTCGCAATACCTCGGCCACAGCAACACGCAGGTGACGGAGCGGGTTTATGGGCGGTTTTCACCCCAATTCCTGCAAGGCGCGGCGGCGATTCTGGACTTTGACGACCCCGCTTAGGTTCAATGAACCCTAGCGCACTTCGTAAATATCGTGTAAAGTGTTGTAATCATGGTGGGTGATAAGGGATTTGAACCCCTGACATCTTCGATGTGAACGAATGGTGCGCCCGCCAAGCTATTGATTTCTTGCACGGTGCGCTGTTTTTATTAGGGGAATGTTCACGGTTTGGACAGGGTATTCAGGTTCACGCAGGTTCGTTGAACTTAAACGCACTTCGTAAAATGGAGAGTAGGATGGACTGGCAGCGGATTGAGACAGCACCACGGGACGGAACTTGGCTTGATGTTTGGGTTGTCCATCACAATGGAGCGCCACCGGGTCGATGGACATGTGTGTCGTGGGGCGGTGGCGCATGGCGACTGCCTAGTGCCAGTTCTGTGGGCAATGAACTTGGCCAAGAAGTCGCTGGTGAAGTGACGCACTGGATGCCCGAGCCTTCGCCCCCAAACAGCGTGTAGATGGTTCAGGATTGTTTAAACTGTGCTACGATTCCCAAGGCTTAGGGGGTGCAAGTTTCACCGGACGAAACGTGAACGGGTGGGCAACCTTGAAACACCCCAAAGGAGCAAATGATGGCGGACGCCAGCCTAAGGATTGTCAAAGTTTGCCGCAAATGCGCCGGGACAGGATTCCGCGTGGCGGGAGTGCAGCCCCTACGGTTTAAGCCATGCAATAAGTGTAGCGGGCGCGGCGGGCGAACCGAATCTATCCCCCACGCGGCACGATCCGCAGATACAGGAGTGACGGCGAATGGATGATCTAATCGGCAGCAACGATTGCGATATTTGCCTTGGACGGCGGCATGTGAAAGTCGGCATATCGTTTCCGCCCAAAAGCACCATTGGCTTCAAGGTGGAATATGATCCCTGCCCCGGCTGCACACCGCCACCGCATACCTTCCATGCGAGGCGCACGGCCCAGATATTGCGCGAGATGCGAACGCATCCCCCCATCGACAAGGATACGGCGAATGGATGATTTGGTGAAACGGCTGCGGGCCGTGTCTGACTTCGGCACTGCCAACGGCGGAACATCGCTGGACGGGCTGTGGACGGAAGCCGCCGACCGGATCGAGGCGCTAGAGGCGGCGCTGCGGGAAGCGCGGGCCGTGCTTGCCCGCCTTGTTGCTATGGATGACGCAGGCATGGGGGTGACGGGATGGGATGCAAACTTTGACGCCGCCCGTGCAGTCCTCACCGCCCCGCCTCATCCAGCGCCTTCGCCAGATGCGGCGCTGCGTGACGCCATGCTGCACGGCATCAGTTTTACGATGGACGGGAAGCACGTTCCGCTGTCGGAATTTTACAAACTCGGCAAGGCCAAGCCTACCGATGATTAGCTTCATCCAACGCCTTCGCCAGATCCGCAATCAGCCGGGGAAACTGCGCCACGGTGAACACCACAACCGCGTGTCCGTCCTGATAGCCCACAAACCCGTGCGGGCCGACATGCCAGTGACAGATCGGGCCGGGTTCGACGTGTTCCAGCGGGGAGCGCGGGCCGATGGGGATGCTGCGGGGCATGGATTATCCTTGCATTTTATCGCATTGCGGCTATCATTCCGCCACTTGCCTCTACCGCGCATCAACCGCCCTCCTAGCGCCACGCCGCTGAAAGCTGGCTAGGAGGGCGGGCCTTCAAAACCACCCCGTCAAGCGCATGATCTGGCCGTCCTGCGCGTCGTGAATGAAAGCCTCGACGGCTTGGCGGTTCAGATAGCCGTTCCTGTCGTGCCATGAATCGGGCGGGCTTGGGCTGCGGACGTATTCGACGGCCAGGTTGTCGCCTTCCATCGCCCCCGCCCCGCTGCGCATCACCGTCATTGCGATGTGATCCTTTTCGCGCGCCATGGGCCGCACGCCGATATGCTTGGAAATCTTGTGGTGGAAATGGTGCAGGTAGAAATACCGATGCGGGCAGTCGGCAATGTGGCCGCGCGCTTCCTGTAGCATGATCTGCGGCAAGTCGGCTTCCTTGGCCCCGTCGCCATGGCTTAGGCCGATCAGGTTGCGCCCGAACCGAACATATTTCCGGTGGCGTTCGCTGATCCCGTAGTCGGATGCAATGACGTTGGGGTGGCCGCGAAACCATGCCGCCACAGTTTCCGCGATGCTGTAGCCCAAAACCCAATCGTGATTTGACGGGTTGAACACCACCTGCACGGAGAGGCCCATTTTAAGCCCCGTATCCACCACCCGGACGTATCCGCGCTTCGCTGCCCGGTAGATGCTAAAGATGCTGCCATGCGTGTCCTGCGGCGTCCCTGACGTGGTTGTGCGGCGCGGGGTGTCGATGTGGGCAATGTCGTTGCCGATCACCAGCAGGACGTGGGTGACGCCGTTGCGCTTGCCGCGTTCCATCAGCAGGCGGCAACCTTCTACAAGGCGATGCTCTGCCACGTCGCAATCGTAATGGTATCCGGTTTCCGCTTCCACCGACAGCTTGCCGATATGCACATCAGACGGGTCCAGCACCAGAAGATGCCCGTCACCTTCATCAAATGCCGGGGGCAGCTTGCGGGGCTTGTCGTCAAGGCTTGCGATGATGGATCGCATTTCGTCAAGGAAGCTTTCGCGTTCCTCTGGGGCGGGCTTGAGCAACACCGAGTAGGACGTGCCATCCTCGCCCTTGGCCGTCTTGGCCCACGCTAGGGCTGGCTGTAGCTTCGTCCCCACCGCCGCCATGGCCTCGGCAATCGCCGGATCGCGCACATATTCCGCGCGGCGTTCCGTATCCCAGCCGATAGCGTCCAGCGCCGTGCGAACCGTCTTGGGTTCAATTTCCAGTTCCCGCGCGGTGGCTTTCAGACTTCGATTGCGCTGGAACGCGACAAGGATTTCCGACTGCCGGGGCGTCAAACGTTTGGCTCCTGCTTATATGGCTGGAATTTGTCGGTGATAGCCAACGGGCAAGCCCTGCCAGCATCCCAATCAATGAACACCATCATGAATGTGCCTGCGTCGTCCGCCCAGATTTCGACGGTGCGGCCTGCCGGGGTTGTTGCGGTTGCTGACAGCGATAACCCGTCAGCCGTCATGCCCGCGTATGCGTCGGGAATGCCGATGCAGGCCATGGCTGGAGACGCCGCCAAAGCGGTTGCAAGGATCAGGGCTTTCATGGGGGATTCCCTATGTGGTGGGGGTGTGGTAGATTGCGCCCGTGAGCGGCGGCGTCGTTAAAACAGCCTTATGTGTCCTCTCCCGCCGATAGCGGCGGTGAAGCGTTTAGGGCGAGGTCGGGAGGTCGGCAGTGCTGATGATGTCAGCAACGTTGGCCGTAACCTTGGGAACCCGGACGCAGAAAAGGTGTGGCCACACCGTCCCGCTCACTTACCGCTTTCTGGCGGTGCATCGAAAGATGGGGACATAGGCAACGGCGCGGCGTGGCCCCTCAGCAATCCGCCGCAGATGCACCTCCAGAGCGCGGCCTCGCATTGGCGACCAACGATGCGATAGGATTATGCGGTGTAACGCATTTACAGTGTCGCGCTCACTTCCAGCACTTCTGCGCCTTGCCGAATTCCGCGTGTGCTATCACGCCCGCCAGCATTTGCGGATCGTTCTGAGCCAGCCAGTCCACCGAAGCACCCTTGCCCGTGATCTTGCGCCAGCCCGCGCACCCATCACTCGGAACCGTCGCGCACGACGCCAGCAGCACGGGCGCGAGCAACCAAATCAACGTCCTGTTGAATTTCATCGTCTATCCTTCCGCGTTTGATTTCCGCCTTGGCAATGCGTTCAGCCGCATCCAGCGCAGACTCTTTCCGCGCTTCCCGCTTGCCCGCAAAGAACACCGCAGCCGCAGCCACGCCTGCCGCCAGCAGCCACGCCAGCGCGCGGCGGATCGGGCCGGGAACCATCGCCCAGATGACGCCGATCATGTCGTCAGCCCGTGGCGCTTGGCATAGGCATATGCCACCTCAGTGGCCGCGCCGATCAGGGCCGCAAGCACCAGCACAAGGTCGGGGTCGCCGGCAAGCGCCTCGCCCATTTCCAAGCCGACGACAGCGCCGACTGCATACCGCAGGATGATCCGACTTATCGGGGCAAACATGGGGGATTCCTTTGAATGTGGGTTTGTGGTATTGTGCGCGGCGAACGCGGCGTTGTTCGCAACGGAAAGGCGGCGCAAGTCGGTAGCCAAAGCAGGTGAAGCCGGGATCAGGTCCGGCCCGCGTTCACTTCCCGCCGAACAGCTTCACGATGAACGCCACCAGCAGGGCCAGCCAGTTTGGCGCGGGTTTCGGTGCGGGCTTTGATGTTACCGGCGTCAGGAATAGCTTGCGTTCCGCCGCCCGTCGCCGTTGCAGCCCGCGCAGCGCCTTGCCGCCCGCCTTGTCGAACAGCAGGATTGCATCTGCCGCCTTGGCCTTGTTCCCCGCGTTGAATTCGCGCAGGGCTGTAGAGCGGGCGAAAGCGCCGGGCCCGATGTTGTAGGCAAGGCTGAGAAACGCGCCGCGTTCGTTGTCGTTGATGGGGTGCTTGATCAGCGGATCAATCTGCCGTGCGAACTTGTCCAGCGCCCGGTGCAGGTATTCCACCGCGTCCGTTTCGGTGATTTCCATGCCCAACTTGGGAACGATGCCAACGCCCGCGTTTGCCGTGGTGCCATACCCAATCGTGACGATGCCGACCGGGTCTTTGTAGGCTTTATGCCGGAAGCCCTCGAATTCCTTGATTAGATCAAGCGTGGCTTTGTTCACCGTCATTTGTTCACCTCGCCCTTAAACGCCAGCCACACCGCGCCGCAGATGAACAGGACAATCCCCGTTGTCACCATCCGCCAAACCGTGCTGGAAATCACCGTTCGCGCGTCCCGGAATGAACGGAGCAGGGAACGGATTTCCCGCATGTCATCCACCGCGCTTTCGCCGTGCAGGCCGATTTCCTTCAACGCCGCCTGTGCGGCTTTTTGGGCAACACGCTCAAGCATGGCCTCCAATTCGTCGGTGGTCATGTGAATGTCGCCCATCTGCGGCTCCTGAATCTGGGTCATGCGATTTTGTTTCCGGTGTCGGTAACAACGCCGGATTTCCCGTTGTATTGCGGGGCGGTGTTGTTCGTCAGCGTCACGCGCTGGCTGGCTTGGCCGTTCTTGTGCGGCGCAATCATAATCCAGGGCGTCTGGCCCTTGGACCATGCAAGCCGGGTGACGGTGTTCCCGTTGATCAGCGCGTCCCGCGTCCCCGCAACGGTGATGCCGTGCCAATGGGAAACCAGCACCCGGTTGCCCTCAATCACCAGCCCGTCAAACCAGCCGTCAAACAGCCCCAGCCCTTGCAGGTTGGCGCGCAGGGGGTGTTCGCGTTCCGTGTGTGTCCATTCCTCGATTGTGTTGTTCCGCAGCACCAAGCCCGTTACGGACGAGCGGCCATCGACGGGGAAGGATTGGAACCCGTCCGCGTGGTTGCCGTCCACCTGAAAGCAACTGCCGACATAATTTCCTTCGACGACCGATCTGTCAAAAGCCCGCAACGCATCACCGCAGGCATTCGTCACGCGGTTGCCCTGCATCACGCAATCGGTGCCAACCACAATCCCGAATGACACGCAGTTCAATTCATTGCCCGACACTTCGCAGAACGGCGCTTGTGCTTGAATCCCGGTGCTTGTGCGGGCCTTCCACTGTTCCGCCGTCCATGTCAGCAAGTCCGACACATCGGCATAAGATTGAATGCGGTTGTGGCGCAGCTTGATGTGGCTGGCGTCCGGCGCGACACGCAGCCCACCGATTACCACCATATCTTCCAGCGCGACGTTCTTTGCGCCATAGCTGAAATCCGCCCCGGTGATGGTGGCCTTGTAGGGGTTCTGCGCGCAGATATTCAGTTCCGAAGAAAACGCCCACGCCTGCGATTTGATGTTCAGCGCCCCGTGGTTTCCGTCTGTCAGTAGGATGGTATTGCCACCTTTCACACCTGCGCCAATCGCCGCGTCGATGCTGGGGAACGGCTTGGCGAATGTGCCGTCACCCGCTGGCCCGCCCGGTGCGACATAGGCCGTGCCGGTGTTCGGGGATGCCGGTGGGATGGGGGTGGGTTCCGGCGATGGCGTCGGAATTTCCGACACCACCTCATCCACAAACTTGATCTTCGCAAAGCGCCGCGTCTTGGCGTCCACCATGACGGAAAACGATTTCCCGTCATCCTCCACGCGAGTGATGCGGTCGCCGTCACCGACCGGCTGGCCGTTGCTTTCATATACGGGTTTCATACTTTGCCGCCAATCTGCTGCCAAATTGCCCCGCTAACCAAGGCGAATTGGATTGCTTCATGCTGGTTGATGACCTTATCCACCGCGCCCATGCAACGAAGCTTCGATGTGTTGTGGACAAACGTAACCGCTGACGCGTCAATATTTCTGATTGTCACGGTAGGAATGCCCGACAAACTTGATGTTATATCGGCAACACTACCTCCGCCGCTGGCGTTCAAAACAATATAGTCGTCATTCGCGCAAGCCAGAACACCGCCTGCAATGCTTGTGATTATAGCCCAAGCATTTCGACTCATTGCGGAAATATTTGCCAGCCTGTTAT